CTCACCCGCGAAATAATCATCGCCCATTCCATCGAGCCCAACGACGATGGCCGCGGCAAAGACTTCGGCTTCTCCGAGGACTTCACCTATCGCGAAGCCTACTGGGTTTGGGGCGGATCAACCAGCCCACAGGGCGGCATCAACCTCGCCCCAAGTTTCCTTCGCAAATCCGGCTTCTACGAGAAGATGGCCATCATTGGTCGCTGGGACTTGGTCTCCAACGACGCCTATGGTCGTAGCCCCGCCATGGACGGCCTCCCCGATCAAAAGCAAATCCAACTCGAGACTCGTCGCAAAGCCCAGGCCATCGACAAGATGGTCAATCCGCCGATGGTCGCCGATGTTCAACTCAAAAACCAACCCGCTAATCTAACCCCCGGCGGCATAACTTATGTGTCGGGCTTCTCCGGCCAGGGCAAACCCGGCTTCTCCAGCGTCTACGAATCCAAGTTCCCGGTTCAAGAAATCACCGCCGACCTTGAGATGGTCAAACAACGCCTCAGCCAGGTCTTCTTCAATGACATACTCCGAGTTGCATCCCAATATGAAACTCGATCCAACGTTACTGCAGTCGAGTGGGATCTACGAAAGAGCGAGTCCCTCGTCATGCTGGGGCCCGTACTGGAACGGATCGACGACGAAGTCCTCAAGCCCATCGTCGAACGTGTATTTGCAATTGCCAACCGGGCTGGAATCCTGCCTCCTCCCCCGCCCGAAATCCAAGGACACATGCTTAACATCGAATTTGTCTCGATGCTGGCACAGGCTCAGAAGGCTACTGCGGCTGCCGGCATCGAGCGGCTGCTGCAACTGACTGGCGGCTTGGTTGGCGTCAAACCCGAGGTCATGGACAACATCGACACTGATGAAGCCATCGATCAATACTCTTCGCTGCTCAACAATTCCCCGAAGATCATCCGAAGTCCCGAAGAACTCCAGCAGATTCGCAAGCAGCGTGCCGATCAACAAGCTCAGGCTCAGCAAGCCCAGATCGCTCAGCAACTCAGCCAGGGCGCCAAGAACCTCTCAGGTACCGATGTTGGTGGTGGCCAGAACGCTCTGCAAGCCATGCTGGGCCAAGGTGGGGGGCAAGGGCAATGACTAAAATAGAACTTATTGAAAAGCTTCGCGAGTGGCCTGGCGACACAGTCATCTGTATCGGAACTACCGATCCTAAAGATGGTGGTACTTGGTGGAATGATGTACATGAAGTATTCGGTATGCGAGCAACCTCTGCTGGGCTAAAACAAAATGAGTTCTATCTGTTCCCCACCAAGGGTCGCGAGGAACACTCGTAATGTACGACGCCAGCAATCGCAAACACATTCGCGAAGCCGAGAAGCTCGCTGCTCGTATCGAAAAGGATCGCATCGAGTTCCTAACCGCGGCCCTCAACACCATCCAAGGCCGCACTTGGTTCTACCATTACCTCGAAGACCACCATCTCTTCTCCGATCCCTTCACCGGCGACCCGTATCGGGAAGCCTACATCAAAGGCGAACGAAACTCGGGGCTTCGCATATTCGCTGAACTCATCCAACATTGCCCCGATCAATATCTAATCATGATAAAGGAATCCAATGCCCGAGATCAGCTCTACGCCACCCGCACCGAACACGCCGGAAGCCCGGACCCTGGACGGGACCTTGAAGGACGCAGCGCCGCCGGTGACTCAGCCTCAGGATCCAGCGCCGACTACGACCCCTACGAGCAACCCCAATGACCCAGCAACCAAGTCCCCTGCCGATGGTGCCCCCGACACCTACACCTTCAAACCCATTGAGGGTTCGACCCTCGACGACGCCACAATCGCCGCCGCCACTCCCATCTTCCGAGAACTTGGTCTCTCACAGGCTGCTGCCGACAAGCTCGTCGGATTCTACAACCAGCAAATGAAAGCTGTCGCTGACACAGGCTCCAAGGCCGTACTGGCCATGCGTGAGAAATGGGTTAGTGAAGTACACGCCGACCCCGAGATTGGTGGCAAGTTGGATGTAGTGAAAGCCGACATCGGTCGCGCCCTCAACGTCCTCAACGATCCCAAGCTCACCAGCGATTTCAAATCCGCCATGGACCTCACCGGTGCCGGCGACAACCCGGCCTTCATCAAGGCCTTCTGGAAGCTCTCTCAGCATATTGTTGAGGGCAAACCCGCTCCTGGCGGCGGTCCGTCCGAACACGGCCAATCTGCTGGCGGCGTCGCCTCCCGTCCCACCGCAGCCCAAGCAATGTACCCCAATCTCGTGCGTACCAACCAATAACCCCCCACCTCACCACCCAGGCCCCGTCGCGGGATGAACGGCAAACGCCCAGACTGGTCAATGAGCCGAGACTAAACTCCAACCAAAGGACTTAACAAATGGCTACCCTTAATATCGGCTCAACGGCACTTACCTACGCCGACTGGGCCAAACGCATGGACGATGGCTACCGAGTCGCCTCGATCATCGAGCTCCTCAGCCAGACCAACGAAATCCTCGACGACATGCTCGTCATGGAAGGCAACCTGCCGACCGGGCACAAAACCACGGTCCGCACCGGTCTCCCGCAGGCCACCTGGCGCTTGCTCAACACCGGCGTGCCGAACGCTAAGTCCACTACCGCCCAGATCACCGACACCTGCGGCAATCTTGAAACCTACGCGGTGATCGACAAAGACATCGCCGATCTCAACGGCAACACCCCCGAGTTCCGGCTGTCGGAAGTCAAAGCCTTCCTTGAAGGCATGTCCCAGCAGGTCGCCGCTACCATCATCTACGGCAACCAACACCTGAACCCCGAACGCTTCACCGGGTTCATGCCTCGCTACTCGACCAAGAACACCGCCAACTCCCAGACCGCCAACAACGTTCTCGACGGTGGCGGTACCAGCAACACCAACACCTCCATCATCCTCGCCACCTGGGGCGATGACACTCTCCACGGCACGTTCCCCAAGGGCAAGATCACCGGCCTCCAGCATCGCGACATGGGCGAGTGGCCCGTTACCGACTCCGGTGGTAACACCTACCAGGCCTATCGCGACCACTTCAAATGGGAAATCGGCCTGGTCCTTCGCGACTGGCGTTACTGCGCTCGCATCGCCAACATCGATGTAACCCAGCTGACCGGCGTCTCGGCTGCGAACCTGATTAACCTCCTGGTCCGCGCCCTCTATCGCCTGCCGACCGCCCCTGCCTCTGCCACCTCCATCCAAACCTCCGATACCGATCGGGTCCGCGCCAACATGGGCCGAGTGTCGATCTACTGCAATCGTGTGGTTAGGACCTATCTGGACCTCCAAGCGATGAATAAGACCAACGTACTTTTGCGTTTAGAGGAGTTTGATGGCAAAGTTGTTACAACCTTCAGAGGAATCCCTGTGCGTACATGCGACGCAATCCTGAACAACGAAGCGCAGGTTACGTAGATGATGTGGTCATACATCACCAACCTCAATATTGAAAGGACTGCATCATGATTATGGATGGCTTGCTTCTCTTCACCGGTACTTCAAACGGCTCCACCGGCGGTGTCGGCTCCGGCACCAACACCGACCTGCCCACCACGGGCACGACCTACTCGGCCAATGTTCTCGACCTGGGCATGGCCGGACTGCCCGCCTCCACCGGCACCAACGCAACCGGTGCTGGCGGCGGCGCTCGCGACCTTGGTGTTGGCGACGATCCGGCCCTGAAAGTCATGGTCGACGTCACCGCGGTCTTCAACGTCATCACCAGTCTGCAGATCATCGTCCAGGGCACCCACGACAACGGTTCGGGTGCTCCCTACGCTACCGACTGGACCACCATGGTCACCGGCCCTGTCGTTGCTCTCGCCGGCCTCGTTGCCGGTGCTCGGCTGCTTGAAGTTGACTTGCCCCGGCCGGCTCCTGGCGAAGCTCTTCCGCGCTATCTTCGCCTGGGCTACGTCATCATCGGCGGCTCCAACACCACCGGCCTCATCGAAGGCGCCTTGGTCCTCGATCGTGACGACCAGATCATCGGTGCCACTGGCTTGCTCTCCGGCTACCAGGCCGGCATCAACATCGCCAACTAAGGAGCAAAGCGCTATGAAGAAACTTCTGCTTTCTACGGCGCTGGTGCTGGGGCTCGCTGCCCCAGCATTCGCCCAGGCCGTTAACACCGTTCCGCAGCTTGGCGT